TTCTATCTTTAGATATACTTCGTTTACTTTATCTATGATTATGTATCTAGTTGTTGTCATTATACAAAAGGTGTTCCTACAATCCAACCAACCAATGTCTTTCTAATGCCACTTGTGACTTTATCTACCTTGTGCCATTTATGACTAGGAAAGATAACCATTGATCCTGTTTTAGGTTTAAATAATTGTTCTGAATGTTTTAATGGGTTAGGGTGTGGTTCACATATTCTAAAATCACCACCCTCGTAATCTTCGTTTAAAAATAATGTAAAACTTAATTTTCTAATAAGACCATTATCATATGTTCTACTATGGCTATCAATATGCCAATCATAATGATCGTCTATATTATAAACTGAATATTGTAATGGTTCAAACTCTTTTAATAGAAAGTTCCAATCAGTATTTGTGTTTACTTCATTAACAATGAGTGTTAGTTGTTCTGTAAGGTTGTCGTTCTTTAACCAAGTAATATTTGACTTTCTATTATTGTTATCACCATCAGCAATAACTGCCTCTGTCTTCTCTTGGTTATCTCCTTGTGTAATTACTCCTTCACAAAACGATTTAGAAAACGCTTCTTCTTTAATATAATATGGTGTATTCAAAAACATTAAATTGCGCCAGATGTAAACTTACGCCAGTCAATTGCATTCTTTATTTGAAAACCACGGTTTGATATTTGTTTGATTGTTCTATCTAAAAAATCTATAACTGTTTGAATGTAATCTACTTTTTGTTTATACTTGGCTAATTCAGGATCAGCATCTAGGTACTTATCAACATCTGTCTTTAATAACTTTAAGTTGAAAGGTTTAAGAGCATATACTTCTTGTGGCGCTTTACCTGTATAGTATTCCCACTTTTGTTTTCTTTGTGTGTAGTATTCTACCTGAGCTTTACTTAATAACAACTTAAACTTTGTTAAGTGTTTCATAAACTCATTATGAAGCGCTGGTGTCTTCAATGATTCTATATCTAATTCTATATCGTTAATCTTTAGTTTCTTGTCAGCCAAGTCTTGTAATTGTTCTAAATCCATAATATCTCCATAATATATAGTAACCCACTAAAAACTTATTTTAAGTTTAAGATGATGTTACTGTTGTTGTAGATGACCCTATGTTCGCAAAGTCATATATTAAATAACTAAATGATACAGT